TACCACACATTTGGTCAGATACTCCTCATCTTCATACTCAGTAGTATCTTCACCTAAGTCAGGCCTTTGATCTTCTTGCATGTGGATTATCCAATTATTTTAATAATATAGCAGAATTAAGAGGATTTGTCAAGTTTATTAAACCAGAAAGATAAAACATATCTTGTACCTGACTCAACTTTACTAACATGATGAAGATATTCCCGATTAGAAAATATCAATAACTTCCCTGCTTTTGGTTTTACATCGTGCCACACACTTTCATCTAAATTATCAAATTGAGTATGTCCACCAATATAATTATCATTCAAATAAAGAAATGCTGCAAGAACATTTGGGCTATACATTTCAGACTTATCATAATGAGGTTTCATAAATGTGCCAGTAGGCCATCGTATAACACCACAATAATCTAACTGTATATTATTATGAAATGATTTACAAATTTTAGTTACATTTGCAATAACATTAGAAAAAAGTTCATCCTTTGATAATTCAATATCTAAGGGAGTCACATCTCCACCCAAATAAATTGCACCATAATCACCATCTGGTTCTGGTATATCAGGGCCATAAGTTAAACTCTCATCAGAATTTGAATGTGTTACTGCTTCTAAAAAAGTGTCATTTTTATTAACATGAAGATCAATAAAAGATTTGCATAAAGAAGGATTTAAAAACTCCTCTTCAAGATAAAGTAATTTTTTCATTTTTGGTTATACCATATATTAAGAGCAAATCTTTCTGTTCCTTCAATCTTAGTAACATGATGTTTGTAAATTGAATTAGAAAAAACAAGTAATTTCCCTGTCTCTGGTTTAACTTCACACTCTTCAAATCCAGTATAACCTCCAATATAATCATCATTTAAATAAAGAACTGCTGCAAACAAATCAGGTTCTTGATCAGGTCTATGTGGATCGATATGAGGTTTCATAAAGGTGCCAACAGGCCACCTTACCACACCTGCATAATCTATAATAACTCTATCATCAAAAGTCTTACAAAGATTAGTTACCCTCTCAACTACATTATTTTTTTCTTTTTCAAAATAAATCCCATCAAGAGTTGTAAGGTATGTATTTCCACCCCTACTCTCATCACCATAAGGAAGTTCTTCTTTATTTGATTTAGAAAGTTCTATTAGTTCTTGAGATTCACTAGGAGATATAAAATTCTCCTCAATATAAATCAATTTCTTCATATAGTAATTATATTTCTCCTTGGTGCATACTGTGGATCATTATACACTGGATTTTCTACATCAACACCATAATTTGGATCTGGATAATCTTTCCAACTATTTCCTGCATATTCTACATGCAATGGGTTTACATCTTTTCTTGATGCATATACATGATAGAAACAATTCACTGGTAATCCACCCTGTGCTTGAAGATAGACTGTTTCTTCATCCCATCTCTTAACAATCACATCTTGATGAGCACCGATAGGTTGAAGTTGAACAGAAATACTTTCAACATCTACTAGATCTTTCCAATAGTATGGTAATTTAATTATCTTCTCATTTCTTACTCTTCCCCTACAATATACACCAACCTCTGGGCCTTCAATACATGCATATCTGAGTCGGTGACCTTCCCCCTTTGTAGGATGTGGTATATCAAATGGTTTTGGTTTACCATCTGCTGTTTTATGTCTTGATTCCAATCTACCCTTAGAAAGACAATCAACAGATCCAGTGACAAAAACATCACCATCAATATAAACTACATCAGTTTGGCCAGATCCTGAAATATGAACAGCATTTTTTTCTTGACCATCACCCTCAATCTTTGAGTCTCCTTTTATATACAGAGATTTAGTAGTAGGAACTGAAGTGCCATTCTGAGCAATCATAACAGTTGCTTCAACACCACCCTTGTTTCCACTATAAGAAGTATTGGTTCCAAATTGTGAAGGGCCTTGAATATAAAGAGAATGAGTTACCTTCTCTTCACCCTTACCCAATCCTTCAGGAACAACATTTCTTCTACTACTTGATAGTTGACCACCATAAATCCATGCTTCATCGAATGCAAATGCCATTTTACCTCCTATTGTTCTCTTTTAGTTAAATCCATACCAAATATTGAACCTGGTAATGGTAATGCTTTACTCACAGTTGCTGCACTTACTCCACCTATTATAGGGGCAAAGATCGACATTGCCAAGCCCCCAGAGATAGTCATGAGACCAGTGGTTAATACTTTACAAGATTGCTTACCATCTATAGTAATATTTTTTGAATCTAACTTAATAGATTCATTTGCATTCACCCAGAACTGACCTTGAGGAGCATTACCTGTTGCACAAATCTCAATATCAAGTGCTTCAATTCTTATCTTACCATTAGCTGCTTTTAATTGTATATCACCATTCTTTGCAATGACAACAAAGGCTTCCTTCTCTGTCTTAGATGTAGTAGAACTATCATCCATTTCTACAAGGTCTGATCCACAATGAATCATTGTTGCACCAGGAGAATTCATGGTAGTCCATCCCTGACGAACTCCATCCTCTTCCATAGAAATAAAATGTCTACCATCAAGTGCTCTTAACTCAATGCTATGAGTGACATCTTCTTTTGGGCTTAAACCACCAAAAGATATCATCCCATTCATGGAACTAATTATTTGAGCCCAATAGTTCTTTTTAGTTGACATAATTAATATTTATTGGAGAGTTTCATCTGCTTTAGTAGATTTTTTAATACTCTCTGATCGAGTATCATAAACCCTAATTCTAGTTGCAGTTGCAGATGAAGTACCTGCATACCTTGTCTCATTAATATAAAATACATTTCCATAATATACTTTTCCATCAACCCAACCTTGAACATTCAAACCAACAAGATCATATACCTGAACAACATCAGTTGCTTCAGCTTCAATTGGTTGAGGATCACGAACTACATCAAAGAAAGGATTAAACTTTGCATTAAAACCAGTCTCAGTATCCATCATTATCTGTGGTAGTTGAGTAAACCTACCTCCTTTATCAACACTTACTGATTTAATTTTACCAAAGGGATCACACTTATAAGATAAAACTGTACCATTATTAGGTGTGATTGTCAACTTATCTACACCACAATTATATCCAATACCAGGATCCTTGACAACAACATCTGTCAATGTTAGCACAGCAGGATATTGATTAGTACTCTCTGGTGGAGGTGGAAGGTATCCATTACCACTATCGCCAATTATAACCTTTACTACAATACCATCTTTAATAATTGTTTTAAGAACAGCACCACTACCATTCTTACATGGATCAATCACTTGAACTTGAGGTGGTGACTTATATCCAAACCCACCATCAACAAGGTCAACAGCAATTAAATTACCATTCACATCTACTATTGGATTTGCCTTTGCTCCTACACCACGACCACCAAAGAACTTAAGTCTTGGAGGGCCACATTTCTTATCTGATGTATCACAAGGATCTGATCTCAATAAACTCTTAGGAGTAAGTGCATTGACCTGATCTATATTTAAGTATTGAACATTCCCATCCCCATCTATAAAAATAAACTGGGTGTCGGGAAAAGATTCTGCATAGGAATTTGCAGAAGCAAGAGAGACATACTTAATATACCCCTCAGTCTCACTGATGTATCCTACTTTAATATTATCAAACGATGTTGGAATTATTGGCATGATTTTAATACGATGATCTTGGTGGGATATATTTCTTACCAGCAGTCTTAGGTGAATCAATTAAAGCGTTGGTTTCTGCCTGAGATACTGTTCTACCTTTCTTAGCCTCTTGAGATCTTCTATCTGCTAATGTATTAGAACCATAAGAGTCTCTTGGTTTAATATGTTCATCTGTTGCTGACTTTGCTACAGAAGCTTCACTTGGGGTTCCACCATCGCCACCACCACCTTGCATAGTATGAACATCATTAGGTGAACACTCTGGTTCTGGATCACAATCAAATAGTTGTGTAACAGATTTAATAAAACCAATTGATGTTCCAATGTCAAGATTCATTCCACCAAGTGAACCAAGACCACCCGCAAAATTACCAAGAGGGCCTGCAAGAGCAGCACCCTTACCTATGATAGAATCTAAGATCCCACCATTTAATGATGCAAGACCTCCCATTGAACCAACTAAACCAGAAATATTACCTGTTCTAATAGCACCAAAGGCACTACCAACTCCATTCATAAAATCAGGATCAATACCTAACATATTAGATACACTTGAAAATCCACCAAGAATATCACCAGAAGCAAGAGCAGCAACTGCAGAAGCAATAAGAACCTTATTTGTTGGGGTATTTTTACCAGCAAGATCAATGAGATTAGTTAAACCAGCAGGGTAATCTCCTGCTGCAAATGGGCCAGCAACTGTTCCAATTTTAGTAGGATCAACACCAGCTTGAGTTGCCATCTCTGAAGAAATACTATTCGTAAGATCACCAGATGCTAACGCTGCTAAGACAGTGCTTTCATTAATAGAATTATCAACTTTTCCAGTTGGTGCTGATCCAGATTCAGTAGGTTCTTGACCCAAAGAAATTCTAACCTGATCAACCACTGGGCCAACTGCATCATCAAATGTTGACATGATAGTATTAATATTTGCACCCAATACTTCTCCAATCAACTCTTCAGTTGAACAAAGAGGAATGGGAGAATAATATCCATCAGGTGGAAGAGGTGGTAATACTTCTGATCCTGGTGTGTCTAACTGTGGTGGTGTAGTTGTTGTTGATTGCCACTCACCACGAGTTGATCCATCTCCTCCAATTACAGGAACAAACACTTCAAGAACTCCATTATTAGTTCTTGTAGCACCTGCTACTGTACTAATACCTACAGGAGGAACACCTTGAGATCTTTTTTTCTTTCTCTTGAATGCACTCTTTAATGCAGCAGCAAGTAATGATGCTAATGCCAATCCAGCCATGCCATTAAAAGCACAAGCAAGTTTTTCAAGACCCTCAACTTGCTTCTCCATAATATCAAGTTTAGCTGCAGGAGGTGCAAGGTTAACTAAAGGAGCTACAGTCTCATTGAATTGATCAGTAGTATATTGCTGAACCTTACCCATTATACCCTTCATATACTTAGACATCTCTTCTGATGCCTTAGTTATTTCTGCATCAATATTCTTAGTTGCTTGAACAATAGGCAATCCACCTGCACCTTTAAGAGTTTGTAATGACTTCTGCATCTCCTGTATCTTTTCTGAAAGAGTTTCAGAAACAGTCTGAATGTTCTTCATATCAGACTTATGATTAGGATCTGGACATGCTAGAGCATGTTTTTCATCCAATACCGCATCT